GGAGGTTTCGAGGTGGAAGGCGGAAGTTTTCATGGGGAGGTTCCTTTGCGAATTAACACAGGGTGAGCGCGGCGGCTCGCGGTGTGCAGTGAAGCCCCCGCAGAGGCTCGAGGCGAGCGTACGGGGGGAGGGTTGGTTACAGGTCGAGTTCCAGCTCGTCGTCCCCGGCCTTGGCGGCACGGGCGGCAGCTTTCTCCGCGCGGATGTCGGCGATGGCGGCCTTCACCTTCGCGTTACCGCGCCACAACTTCAGCGTATCCTCCGAAGCCTGCGCAACGGCAGCGGCGGCCTTCGCTACGTCCACACCCTTGATGCGGGCGATGGCGGCAGCCAGTTCGCTGACGCGCGATTTGCCTTCGCCGGAAGCGCGGGCAACCTTCCATTCGCCGGACTTCAGCTGCTCAATAACGCGCTTGGCAGCGTCGAAGGCGGCAGATGCGTCGCCCTTGACGGAAGCGTAGGAATCGCCGACCTTCTGCGACAAGCCGTGCAAGGCCAGCTCGCGAACGATTTCTTCGGAAAGTTCTTCGAGCGCGACGGAAAGCTGTGCGCCAGTGGCGAAGGTGATGTCCAGCGTGCCGGTTTCGGAATCAGTATCCTTCGTTGCTACCTTAATACGACCAGATGCGGAATTGGGGCCAGTTTGCGACATGGTGTTTCTCCTTAGTAATGCAGCTTGGTGCTGCGGGTTAAGCCCGTTGCGGAATGCGCGGGGCATGGTTAGGATTATACGGGACTTTCCGAGGAATGCAAGGGGTATCGTGACTGGGCGGTGCGCGGGGGTCGCGGCGACTTGCAACCCCTCCCCTTGCGCAAGGTAACCAGGCGGTAAGCGGTAAGCGGTAGGCGAGCTACCCCTTCGGTGGGAGAATCCCGAACCCCTCGAGCTCCTTCCGCTGTGCCTCGGGAATAGGGGTGCGAATCGTGGCTAATGCGCGGAGCTCAGAAGGTGGGGGAAGCCTTCCCTTCCTAAGTGCGGCGAGTACGCTATCCCAAATATACTCCCCTCCTTCCCCTTCGGCCTGTTGAGCGGCGAGGGCAAGTGCGGAAGCGAGGGTCGCATCGGCCTCGGCGACGAACCGGGGGGAGAACCAGCCGCCGTTGCGGAGCGCTAAGTAAACCGTCCGACCCGCTGGGATGGCGAAGCGAGCGGTGAGCGGGGAACTGCGGTCGTAATGTCCCGCCATTATCTGGAGCGCGAGGAGGGGCGGCGGCAGGCTCGCGGCAGCGACGGCGGCTTGCCCCCCTTCCTTCACGAAGACCTTCCCCCTCTTATCCTTGCGGTAGAGGGTGAGGGAGAGTTCGGAGGTGTCTTCATGCACCGCCATCTCCCGCGCTTCCTCCCCCAGTTCCGCCTTAACGAATATCCGGAGCTGCGTCGCCCGATTCCGGAGCATAGGGAGGGAGGAGGTGCGGGGCAAGCGGAAGCGAATCCCGGAGAGCTGGGTTAAGGTGGAACGGAGCTCGGCGAGGAGCTCTCGGTGCGCCTTCAGCTGCGCAACGGGGGAAAGGCTTGTGCAGTCGAGGTCTTTCATTCCCTCCCCTCCCCTGTCTTTCCTCCGACGACAAGCACTCCCTCCGGCCAGGCGGCTGGCGGCTTTGCGGTGTAGAAGACGAGCGTCTTCCCGCGAACGGCCATCTTAATCCCGACCAACGAAGCGGAGAGGAGCGGGAAACTGGAAGCGTTGCGAGGTCGCTGAATGTAGCGGAAGAGGTTGTAGAAGCGGAGGCGGAGCGTGGCGGCGTGCTCGGGGGTAGCGAGAATCGATATCGGCTGCTCCATTGCGAGGTAGTCTAGCTCCGGTTGCCAGTCCTTCCTTTCCTCCGCCTTCGTCCTCGCCAGCACGGTAAAGATGTCGAGCCAGGCCTTCGGCATCGGCGGGAGCCGCGCGAGTTCCCCCTTCAGCTGCCCTTCCTGAGCGAGGTGAGCGGTGAGGGAGGGATGCGGGGTCTTAACTCCAATCGCCGCTTCGAACGAAAAGTCCTCGGGGAGGGAAGTGGTAAGCGAAGGGGTATGCGAAGTGGGCATGAGTGGCTCCTGAGTGGGTGAGTGGGGGTGCTACGGGTTATATGGTAATGGGTAATGCGGAGGGTTGCAATGGGGGAAATGCGGAGTGCGGGGAGGAGTACTATAGGCGTGGTAGGCGTGGTAGGCGGTAGCAGAACGTGCAATTAGGCATAGCTGGTTTGAGTTGGGGGGGCCTCGTCCGCCTACCCTACCCCCTACACCTACTTCCAGTCCCCCATTCGATAGTCCCGAGCCGTTATTGAGCTAAGAAAGAGTAAAAAAAAAAAAAATAAATAAATACTTACTTAAGACACTACAACTGGGGAATGGGGGCGCTTAAATAGGGATAAGGGATAGGGTAGGAGGGTGCGGGGGGGTCATTTCAAATTAGCTATGCCTAATTGCATGAACTGCTACAGGCATATCGAAGCTACAACGCCTATCGTCATCTGCCCGCCGCCGCCCATACATCCGCCGCCCGCGCCGCCACTCCGCGCCGCCACGGCCCGCCTACGCCGCCTACGCCGCCATTCTATCGACCCCCGAAGGCCTCCACGCCCCGCCATCGGGAACAAAAAAAAACCGGAACCTCGCGGCTCCGGCTTTCCCTCCGTTGATTAACTCAGGTCAATCTCAATGTCCTCGGCGTCTTTCGCGGCTTCTTTCAGCCTCGCGGATTCCATCGCCTTGACCAATTGACCCACTTTCGCGTTCCCGAGCCATTCTTTCCGTTTTTCCGGTGCGGCCTTCATCACCGCCGCCCGCGCTACGTCCACGGAAACGTTCTTCACCTTCGCAATGGCAGCGGCGAGGTCTTCCATCTTTTGCCCCGTGCCGCCGCCCTTCCGGTTCCAGTCGCCGTCGTACAGACTCTGCACTACGTCCGCCATCGCCGCGAACGCGCCGGAAAAGTCGCTCGTCTTACTGAACCCGGCGCTAGAGTCCCGGATTTTCTGGTTGAACCCGTGGCGCTGAGCTTGCGCGGCAATCTCCGCCGACACTTTCCCTGCGTCAAAAGTTACCTTTTTCCCGTTCCCGAGAATAAAATCCAACCCCGCCTCTGTCGGCAGGACGGTCAGGAACTTCGTGGTCATGTTATCTTTGCTCATTTTACCTCTCCTTTATTTAATAGCCGTAGCTATCCTTACCACTGGGAAACCGCCCAGCACGGTACCACCTCCGTCAATGTTAATGAACGTTACTATCTCTTCCGGCTCCCCGTGGGGTTTTGCCGGTCTCGGTTCGCGCAACACATCCCGCAACCCGATGACTGCATTATACACGGACTGGCGCGGGGGGCAAGAGGTATCTGCAGGGCGAATAATGCAATAGAATCAACACCTTACCGACCCCCACCCGACCCCCCACGGTCAAGTGATATTACCTGGGTACTACCTCAGACGGCGCTGCACAAAAAATTCGAAGAACGGGGGACATTTATTCCGAATGAACAGCCCCCATTCGTTTCCCGCCCCCTTGCCAGTTCCCGCCGACCCCCCTATACTGTCCCGCAGAATCGGCTCACCGCCGACACCCGGCTCACCGCCTCACCACCACACCGGCTCACCGGCTCACCGCGAAGGATAAGGCAATGGCACCTCCCGCTAAAGTAAGCGTTACACACGAAGCACTGATGGACTGGATGATAATGAACCCTGGGGGCTCGATGAAGGAACTCGCGGCGACCTTCGGGTACTCGCAGAGCTGGCTCTCCTCGATAATCCACTCGGGGTGCTTTAAGTCGCGGCTGGCGGAAAAGCGGGGGGAAATTACCGCGATGGTCGCGATGGACTTACCCGCCAAGCTTGCCGTCGCCGCCGGTGCCTCGCTCGACATCCTTAACAAGCACTTAGAAACGAGCGCCGACCCCGACTTCGCGCTTTCCGTAGCGGAAATGTCGCTGAAGGGGCTTGGTTACGGGGCGAAGACGGGAGGGGTTATCATCAACCAAGGTGGCTCGACGGTTCAGCAGGTCTTTGCTTCCCCCGCCGACCTCGCTGAGGCACGATTGCTCATTACGCAACAGAACGCTCTGCCCCCCGCACCCGCCGCCACCCTCGAGCTGCAGCTATGCGACACGCAGGGGGAGTAACGCAGGCGTACTTCTCCGGCTGGCCACCGTTCGCACTCCGGCGGCGATGTACAGGGAGGCGAGCGGCCGGCGTTCGGTATGAGAAAGCGGTGCAGACGCATCTCCGCGCCCAGTCGCACCTCTACCTCGACAGCCCTTGGCTCCGTTTCCTCGACGAGACGGGCTGGCACTGGTGCCAACCTGACGGAATGCACCTCGACTTCGCCGCCGGCATCCTCACTATCGTCGAGGTTAAATACCAGCACACCCCGCAAGCGTGGGAACAGATGGAGGAATTATACTCCCCCGTCCTCCGCCACCTCTTCCCCGCCTTCCTGTGGCAGATTCGTTACCTGGAAGTGGTGAAATGGTACGACCCAGCGGTTGTCTGCCGCGATGCGGTGAGGCTCGTGGCAGCGCCGTTCACGCAACACTATCTAAGAGGAGTCCATATATGGAAACCGTAGCAACCACCGAGGGGTTAGTTCCCCTTTCAGCGAAGGAAGCGGTTATGCTCGGGGCGAAGAGCCTTGATGCGTATGGAAAGCTCTGGTTCCCCCGTGCCTACCGCCAAGGAACACCGCCTTTCCACACCGATATAGGGAGGATTCTCTACTCCCCCTCGCGACTTAACGCGTTCGAGGTCTTCCGGGGCGGGGCGAAAACAACCCTTCTCCGCGTTTTCACTTCCCAGCGGATTGCTTACGCCATTTCCCGCACTATCATGTACGTCTCCGTCTCGCAGAGCCACTCGGTCTTCTCCGTTCGCTGGCTGAAGCGGCAGATTGAGTACAACGCTGCGTGGGCGCAGACCTTTCAGTTGCGAAAAGGCTCGAAGTGGACGGACGAGATTATTGAGATATATCATGGAGTAGACGAAACCCCCATCACTATCCTCGCTATGGGTATCACGGGGCAGATTCGCGGCTTCAACCTCGACGATTACCGCCCTGACCTGATTATCGCGGATGATATACTGAGCGAGGAGAACACGGCGACGGCGGAACAGAGGAATAAGATTGCTGACCTCTTCTTTGGCGCGCTCCTGAACTCCCTCGCACCGGAGAGCGACTGCCCGAACGCGAAGCTCGTTCTACTCCAGACCCCACTGAACAAGGATGACGTGGTGGAGACTTGCCTGCGCGACATTTCCTGGCACGGCGTTCGCTATTCCGTCTTCGATGAACAGGGGAATTCGCGCTGGGAAGTGCGCCTCCCCACGGCGCAGCTTAAGGTGGATAAGGAAGCCGCCGTCCGCATGGGGCGGTACGCTATTTGGATGCGTGAGATGGAATGCGCGATTGTCCACTCGGAGCAGAAGCCCTTCCAGGTGAGCAACGTCCAGTTCATCGACGTGCTGCCGGACAAAATTCGTTGCCTCATCGCCATCGACCCCGCGTCCAGCGATTCCGCTACCGCAGATGATAACGTTGTGATGACTGTCGGCGCGCATGGGGGGAATATCTACGTACTGGAATACCATGCAGATAAGGGGGAGATGCCGGATGCCACCGCCGCCCACTTCTTCCAACAAATCCTAAAGTGGCGTCCGTTCAAGGCAGCCGTCGAGGCAATTTCCTTCCAGCGCGTCCTTGCTTGGTTCCTCGAAAAGGAGATGGAGAAGCGCCGAATCTTCATCCCCATCGACCGAGTGCAAGACCGGCGCAAAAAAGTTGACCGGATATTGCAAGCTCTGGGCGGCGTGGTAGCATATAAACAGCTGTACATCTACCCAGGTATGGAGAAATTGCTGCAGCAGCTGCAAGATTTCGACCCGAGGGTTGACCAGAAGGATGACGTCATCGACTGCCTCGCTATAGGTATCATGGCGCTCCGGCCATACCTCCGCGACGAAGCCTTCACCGTTGACGGGGAGGCGCGGGAACTGGATGAAGACGAATATGAACCGGCAGTTTACACAAGGGGTTGTCCATGAGTGCTTCGATTAGTATTAACCTGGCGGTTCGCGGTGCGCAGCATCTTCGCTTGGCCGAGCGCCTGCGCGACCGAATAAATGCGGCGCAGCAAGCGATGGGGGATAGGAAGCTGGCGTGGGACAGGCTGGAGAATGACTATCTCGCCTACATGCCCGAGACCGCTGTCGACTCCGTGCGCAAGGGGCTGCGCGACCAGAACGGGCTGCCGCAGTACACGACCATCGTAGTGCCATACAGCTACGCCATGATGCTCACCGCACACACCTATCAAACCTCCGTCTTCTTCGGGCGCTCCCCACTGCAGCAAGTGCAGGGACGCCACGGGGAGGGGCAGATGCAGGAGCAGGCTATTGAAGCGCTCCTCGACTACCAGGTTAATAGCGGTCTCCACCTCCCCCCGTACTACATCTGGCTGCACGATATGCTGAAGTACGGACTTGGGATTGTTGGGTACTACTGGGAGGATGAAATGATTTCCTCCCCTCGCTACGAAATACAGGAGGAAACTTTCCTCGGCGTTAAAACGGGAAGGAAGAAACGGGTTAAGGTTGAGCAAGTGCACAAGGGGTATTCGGGGACGAAGCTCTACAACGTGCGGCCGCAAGACTGGCTCACCGACCCTCGCGTGACTTACGGCAACTTCCAGCAGGGCGAGTTCTGCGGGCGCTATATCGAGCTCTCCCGCCTCGAATTGCTCGAGGGAAAGGCGCGGAAAGACTATGTGAATGTGGATGATCTACTCCTCCGTGGCCCTTCGAACACTCAGCGGGACGGGGGTAATTCGCAGATGCCGCTGCCGGGTGCGGGTTTTGGGGCGATTTACTCGAAGGACAACGACCTTGCCCCGTTTAAGGGGTATGAGGTCTATGTGAAGTTGCTTCCCCGCGAGTGGGGCTTCGGTGGAGGGGAGAAGGCTGAGGTCTGGGTCTTCACTATCATGACCGACGACATCATCATCTCCGCGAAGCCTGTGGGCTACTGGCACGGGAAGTTTCCGTTCGAGGCGCTGGAGGGGGAGGTGGGCGGGCATGCTACCTACAATCGCTCGATGCTCGAAGTCCTCCAACCGATGAATGATGTACTGAGCTGGCTCGTCAACACCCACTTCTTCAACGTGAGGAAATCGCTGAACGACCAGTTTATCGTCGACCCCTCGCGCATTGTGATGAAGGACTTCACCGACCCTGGGCCTGGCCGCTTGCTGCGACTGAAGCCGGAGGCTTACGGTTCGGATGTTCGGGCGGTTGTTTCGCAGCTTCCTGTGCAGGACGTTACTCGAGCGCATTTGACTGACTTCAACCTCGTCGCGGAAATGATGCAGCGGGTTGGCGGGGTGAACGATTCACTGATGGGCATGGTGAACTCGGGGCGGAAGTCGGCTACTGAGGTGCGGGCATCGACGACCTTCGGTGTCAATCGGATGAAGACGGTGGCGGAGTACGCTGGCGCGACAGGCTTCGGCCCGCTCACTCAGCAGCTCATTCAGGTCACGCAGCAGATGTACGATGATGATAGGCAGTACCGGGTGGCGGGGAGTGCCGCGAAGCTTGGCGCTCCCTACCGCAAGATTACCCCGGAGGACATTGCGGGCTTCTACGATTTCGTGCCAGTGGACGGAACGATGCCAGTTGACCGTTTCGCGCAGGTAAATCTCTGGCAAACGATGATGGCGCAGCTGGGGCAGATGCCGCAGGTGGCGGGGCAGTACGACTTCGGGAAGATTTTCGGGTTCGTGGCGCAGCTCGCAGGGCTGAAGAATATCGAGCAGTTCCGCCTGAGCGTAGCGGATAACGAGCAGGTTGCACTGCAGGCTGCGAAGGGAAACCTCGTACCTATGAACGAGGTGGCGTCTGCCACGACCTCCGGTATGCCGGAACCTGGGCAGGTGCCTGGAATGGGGCCGACATTATGAGCGAAGAAAACAAGAAGGAGCTCCTATCCTCCGCGCTGGAGCTGAAGCGGGCGTATGAGGAGTTGCAAGCCTTTCCTGCGTGGGCGACAATCAAGGCACAGTTGGAGAAGCAAGTACGGGTTCGGACAGACCGCATTATGCTTACCCCGCTAACCAACCTCGACGCTGCAATGGAACAGGAATACGCGAAGGGGGAAGTGGCCGGTATCCGTCTCGTCCTGCGCCTCCCGGAGCAAACGGTGGAGGATTTAGGTTTCGAGATTCAGCAGCTTATCAATCAGATGAAGGAGGAAGAGAATGAGCGGGGAGAATGAAGAAAGTGGCGCACCAGCGGCCAGCACAGCGGATACCGAATCCGTTAAGTGGGAGGACTTGAACTCGACGGTGCCAGGGATTGACGACCACGGCGACGACGAGGGGGACGAGGAGGAGTCATCTTCCGACGCCTCGGAGGGGAGCGATGAAGACCCCTCTGATGGTGCTTCTGACGACGAGGGGGGTACCCCGGTCGATGCGGCGTCAACCGCAGATGCTGTTGCTGGAGGAACGGAGAACGAGGAAGGGGCTGCCCCAGTCACCGAATCGGTCGCGGAGGAAGTGCAGGAGCTCACGCCTGAGCAGATTGCCAAGCGACAATCCGACTACCAGGAATGGTTGAACGAGCAACGGAAGGGCTTGGAGACAGTTTACAAACTGGACGACGAGACCGCCGAGCAACTCCAAACGGAGCCAGAGTTGGTGCTACCGAAGCTGCTTGCGAACATGCACTTAAACCTGCAACGCTCGCTGCTGGAAGGGATGCAACAAATCGTGCCGCAGATGCTGGAGAAAACGCAGAAGGTGAGTGCACGGGAACGGCAGGCAGTCGATACGTTCTACGGTGCTTATCCGGAGCTGAAGCCACATCACGATAAGGTGCTTGAGATTGGCAAGACGTACCGCCAGCTCAACCCGAAGGCAACTCCACAAGAGGCGACAAAGGCCATCGGCCTGCTCGCGGCACAGATGCTGGGGGTGGAATTGAAGGGCGGGAAATCCGCAGGGCAGAAGAAAGCAACGCCGCATACTCCGGTTCGTCCGGCAGGTAAAGGCGGGGCGCTTCCGGCTAGCGGGAAGAAGTCCGGAGATAACATCTTCGCGGATTTGCTGGACGACTAAGCTGATGGTATAATGGGGGAGGTTTATTCTAAATGAATGTCCCCCGATTAAACCATATCAAGGAGAAACAAAATGGCAATTCTCGGAATTCGCGGTACTGGTGACTGGGGCACGGATGAACGCCCCAAGAACTTTCGTGAAACAATCCTGTGGCGTCAGCCTAACGGCCAGACACCTCTGACCGCTCTGTTGAGCAAAATGGGCAGCGAGTCGACCAACGACCCTGAGTTTGCGTGGTGGGAAGAGCAGTTGAACACCATGCGCGTTCAGCTCAATGGCGCGATTGCTAACGGCGTGATTACCACGCTGGTGATTCAAGCTGCCGTCGATACGACCAACCTGGTTGCCGGTGACCTGCTGCTCGTGGAGAAAGCTGATTCCACCACCTACGACAACGAAATCGTGGAGGTCGCTTCTGTGACCAACGCCACTACCTTCGAAGTCATTCGTGGTGCGGCAGGCACAACCCCGGTAGCTATTGCCGATGCGAGTTACCTGACCAAAATCGGTAATGTGTACTCGGAAGGTTCCGGCGCGCCCACCTCGTCCACTCGCAACCCGACGAAGCTGAGCAACTTCTGCCAAATCTTCAAGACCACCTATGAGCTGACGAATACCGCAAAAGGTACGAATCTGCGCACGGGCGACCCGCTGAAGAATGACAAGAAGCGCAAGATGTTCGACCACTCCATCGCTATGGAATGGGCGTTTCTGTTCGGCCAGAAGTCGGAAACTACTGGCGGCAACGGTAAGCCGAAGCGCACCACTGGCGGCATCCGCTCCTTCCTGGCCAGCAACGTTACCGTCTTCGGCGCGGCTGTCACGGAGGATTCGCTGCTCGCAGCCCTGTATCCGGTGTTCAACTTCAGCTCCGGTGCTGGCGATGAGCGTTTGATTCTGGCCGGAAACGGCGCAATCAATGTCATCAACAAGGTGGCGAAGAACAGCGGCTCTAGCCGTGTGAACTTCGACGGTGTGGTGAAGCTGTACGGTATGTCTCTGCAACGCTGGATTACCCCGCAAGGTGTGTTCTACCTGAAGAGCCATCCGTTGATGAACAACCACGCTCGCTACACGAACAGCGCATTTGTCATCGACCCGAGCGCCTTGAAGTACCGCCACTTCCGCGATACGGCCTTCAAGGACAACATCCAAGCACCCGACAGCGATACCCAGAAGGGGCAATGGCTGACGGAAGCAGGTCTGGAAGTGAACCACGAAGGTACGATGGCTTATCTGGGCGCGTTCCAGTAAGCTGGGGTAGGAAGTAAGCAAAAGGGGGAGCTTCGGTTCCCCCTTCTCACTGGCGGAGGCTTTATGAGCAATACTGGATTTGATGAACGGACGATAGCACAGGCTACCGTGGTGGTGAAGAGAATGGTGCAGGCGAAGGCGATACCCGTACCGCTCGTTCTGGAACTGGCGATGGGCAGCGATGAGGGTTGGCGGGCGGCCGCGCTCGAGTATCTCGTTGCAAGGAAGGGGGGGCAGAGATACACTCCGTCAACAGTTGAGCAACCTAATTGGGAAGAGGAGGCAGGCGATGTCAAAGGTAAATGAATTGGAGAGGGAGTACAAACCCTCGCTGTATTTGGACTTCAAGGACGCGGAAGAAGCGAAGGAGTTTCTCGGTAAGCTCAGCGAGAAGGTTACCGTCGTGATTCAAGGAAAGCTGACCTCCGTTCGCGTCGAGGCGTATGGAAAAGAGTGGAACAGCTCCTCCATTCGCATCGAGGACTTTAAGGTTGAGCTCGTGGAGAACAATGTTTTCAACGAACTGGCGGACGACTAAGCCATGACCCGAGATGATGCGGTTGAACTGATACTGGCGCGGTTAGGGCAACGGCAGAATGACGCTGCTCTGCAAGCCGCCGCCGTCCTCGAGATGAACCTTGCACAGAAGCAGCTTGAGCGGGGGGCGTTCAAGCCTTGGTTCCTGCTCTCCGAACTCCGCGATGTGGTGACGGAAGCGGGGGAAGAGCGCATAGCCCTCCCGACCGACTACCTGCAAGAATCGGAAAATGGTGCGCTGTGGCTAGTGCAGAACGGGGTGAGAGCGGAACTGAAGAAGACGGACTATGACCTCGGATTGCAGCAATATCCCTTACCTGGCGTCCCGAAGAAGTACTCGCTGAACGGCGGATACCTTCGCTTGCACCCCACGCCAGACGACATCTACTCCCTGCAGTCTCAGTTCTTCGTCTCACAGCCGCAGATTACGGTTGCCTATAACGCAACTACCCACGGAACCGACACCAACGCTTGGCTGACCTATGCTGAGGACTGGCTGATTGCGGAGACCGGGAAGGCGCTGGCCGCAACCTATACGAGGGACACGGAGCTGGCCGCCATTTTCGGCGGGATGGCGGCGGAGGCGCGCACTCGCATCATGACGGAGACGGTGGCAAGGGAAGAGGTCAATTATCAGCGAAGCATGGGGGACGACTGATGTCAGAAACCGAGCACCCACTGCGTAGGCACGCCGATGCTATGACGGAAGAGGAGCTAAGCGAGACCTTCGGTCAGTGCCCAGTATTCCACAACCACACTGATGTAACTATGATACACGCCGACCTGCAGGAGATAAAGCAAACGCTTGCAGAGATGAAAGAGATTGTAACTGCGTGGAACGATGCTAAGGGGTTCATCAAGACGGTTCGCACTATAGGGGAAGTGCTGAAGTGGGCTGTAGCCGTGGGCGCGGCATTGCTGGCGCTATGGTACACTCTTACAGGACGTGGTGGAAGGTAAAGGAGAATACAATGGTCGCACCAGTGATACTCGCTGCACTAACGCCGTTCGTTAAGGACTTATTCTCCAACGGACTGAGCATGCTCGGTAACGCTATTATGTCGAAGGGGAAGGCGAAGGTCGAGGAAGTGCTCGGCATTACGCTGCCGCCGGAAGGCAAGCCACTGACCTCGGAGCAACTCGCCTCCATGCGGGGACTGGAAATGACACACGAGGAAGTGCTGCTCGAGCTGGCGGTGCGGCAGCAGGAACTGAGCCTCGAGGCGGAGAAAGTGGCTACGGTAGCGGTGACGAAGCGTTGGGAAGCGGACATGCTTAGCGATTCGTGGCTGAGCAAGAATGTCCGACCCCTCGCACTGTTACATATGCTGGCCGCGCTAGATGTGATGTTGGTGTGCGCGCTCTTTGGGGCGCTAGTGCCGGACACTTACCTTACACTGGTCGGTACGCTACTCACCACGATGGTAGGCGCGTACTTTATAGGTCGCACGGTAGAAAAAGGCGTGGACGTGTACCAAGGTTGGAAGCAAACAAAGGGGGAATGATATGACGCTCGGCGAACATCAGGAAGCCTATACGCGAGACCATGTGAAGCTACTGCTCCGCGCCTTCGAGCTCGGATATGAGGTGCGCAAGGGGGAGGCACAGCGTATGCCGGAGATGCAAGCTATCTACGTAAAGACGGGTCGGAGCAAGACCTTCAACTCCATGCACATTAAGAAGCTGGCCGATGACTTACACTTCACAAAGAACGGCAAGCTCTGTTACCCCGAAGAACTTGGGCGGTACTGGGAGAGCCTTAATCCGCTGAACCAAGCTGGTATGTTCTGGAAGTCCTTCAAGGACTCTCCTCATTTCGAACGTAAGGTGTAGTCGTGTCCTACGACGACAGCTGGAACGCGGATAGTTTGCCGTGGGGGAGCGATAGTTCCATCTGGAATTTATTCTGGCTAGAGGCTACCGTAGGGGTAGCCCTCGGCGCTTCGGGGCCAGCACAATGGACTGGCGGAGCGGCGGGAGCTGCGGGAGTTACGCTGGCGGCGGCCGCAGGAGTGCTGCGCGAGGTCTATGCAGGAGGGGCGAGCGGGGCTACCCTTGGGGCAGCGGCGTTCCCGAACCGCTCTGCCTACGCGGAAGGTTCCACCGGGGTTGCCCTCACCGCTAATGCCCTTGCCAATTTCGTAGCTTACACTTCCGATAGCGTCGGCGTTACGTTGACGGCTGAGGCTAGCGCGCTGAGGGAAGTCTATGCGGAGGGTTCGGTAGGGTTAGGTTTAGCGGTAGATAATGCGACGAGCAATGCGACGAGCGGTTCTGGCGTTCTCCCCCTTCTTCTCTCCGCTCAAGCTCTTAGCCGCATCAGCCCTTGGGATAAGGAAAGTCTCTTTACAGGCGCATGGGTTGAGGATATTATTAGCGCAAGTGTTTGGGAGCAAGACGCCGCCGTACCGCCCAACTGGGTAACAGGATAAGCAAAGGATACTTTATGGAACAGTGCAACTTCGGAGCTGCCGGCTCCGCCACGATTCTGAGAAGCACGAGCGAACGGTTGGCACTTCGTGCACCTCGCACACTGTGGAAAACCCAGTGCCACAATGCGGCAGGGGAACTCCAGTGGGAGAGTGAGGACACGAACCTCGTCTTCGATGCTGGGATTAACGACCTGCTGGACAAGTACTTTAAGGGTGCGGCGTATTCGGCAGCGTGGTATGTGGGGCTGGTTACTAATCCAGCTACTTACGCTGCGGCGGATACTATGGCCTCTCACGCAGGCTGGACAGAGAATACAGGCTACTCGGATGCTACGCGAAGAACGCTCACCCTCGGTGCGGTAGCGGGGAAGAGTGTGGATAATAGCGCAAGTGCGGCGGTGTTCAATGCGAACGCGACGAGCACAGTGGATGGCTTCTTCCTCTGCGCAAACAATGTAAAGGGCGGCACAACCGGAGTGCTGTACTGTGCGACGCAGTTCAGCGTAGGGGCGAAACCGCTGACGAATGGCGATGTACTCTCCGTGACAGTTACTTTAACGGGAGCTTGATATGGGACTCGAAGCTGGAACAACGATTGACGACCTTGTAGCAACGAATCCGCTTAGCACTGACCCTCGGAGCGAAGGCGACGACCATCTGCGGCTGATTAAGGCGGTGCTTAAGGCGGATGCCGTGAGCGTAGCGGGGATACACGCTGCAGCAGGAAAGTCTACTCCGGTTGATGCAGATGAACTGGCCATTATCGATAGCGAAGCCGCAAACGTACTCAAGAAGCTCACATGGGCGAATCTCAAGGCAGTGCTCCTCGGCGTAACAGCAGGCAAAGCCCAACAGATTGACCAGACTGTAACAGCTACCACACGCGCCGCGACTACCGACTTCACCGGAGAATCACTTGAAGGCACACTCTCCGACACAGGCATAGCCATCACAGCATTCCACGGGGTAGCCGGTGTTACGTACACTCGCAAGTGTCTCGGTGCTGGAGATATTACCGCAGGGGCAGGGCTGACTATCCTGCAAGGCGGGGCCAGTATCACCACAGCGGCAGGGGACACCTTCGAGGTGTACATGCTCACGGCTACTACCTGTGAGGTGAGGAACTATCAAAGAGCGGTGGAC